TATATGTTTAATCCAGAAACAGTAAAAGCAGGAGATAAAAACACATCTGTGCTCCTCTTACAGGAAATTTTAAGAGCCAGAGGCTTTAAAGGCAAAAACGGCAAAGCCTTGAAACTTACATGGACAGCAGATGCGAACACGATTTGCGCTCTGAAAGCTTATCAGGAATCCAGGAAAGAAGTTCTGGAAGTGGACGGAATCTGTGGACCCGCCACATGGAAAGATTTGATTGCCATATAAAAACATCCCGGGGTTAATTCCCCGGGAACTTTATTTATAAACATATTTAGTATCACTTCGGAAATTTTAGACCGTTATCGTTAGTCACACGTTAGTCACAAATAAAAATATTATTTCCTAATATAATAGTGCCCAAAACGCTGTATTTACAGGCATTTGCGCAAATTCTCAATTCCTATTTGTTGGGCACAAACAATAAAATTAGAATAATAAAAATGAAATGTGGGAAATCCTTGCAAAATCGCTAGAAACGTTGATTTTAATAGGGTTTCCGGCATTTCGATAATGATATTTCGGTTGTCTTAGAAAGATTAAAATGGGTTCCGTTAGTCACAGTTAGTCACAAATGGAACTTTTATCTTTTCTATTTCTGTCCGAAGTTCTTCTAACGTCCTGTGGCCGTACACAGCATTTGTAACATCTCCGCCAAAAGAGTGGCCGAGCATTCGTTTTCGGTCGTTCTCACGGACACCATATTTTTCACACAACATAGAAAAGGTGTGTCGACAATCGTGCGGCGTGTGCTTCGGATTGCCGACGATTCCCAAACGTTCCAGTGTAGGATAGAACAATGCTTTTCTATGGTGTTGCTGAGTATATACGCATAGTTTTCCATCTTGTGTCAGCACTTTCTGTTCGACAAAATGGTATACAGCAGGATGTATCGGGACGATTCTGTTCTTACCGGCTTTTGTTTTGATTCCACCTTGAAAGTATTTCTCTTCTAGGTTGGTCGTAAGTTTTAACACTTCGCCAATTCTCCAACCGGAGTAACACATAATAAGAATGAGCTGCACTTCTGGATCGTCAGTATTATTCCACAGCACTTGCATCTCCTGATCAGAAAATGGCGTTCCATGTTCAGTGTCATTATCAGCATTAACATGGACATATAACGCCTTATTTTCCGTTACAATTTCTGAGTAAACCGCATATTTGTACATCTGCTTGAATAGAGTCAGGATAGCCATCTGACTTTGCTTTTTCAGCTTACATCCATCAATAACCTTTTGCATATCAGGAGCCTTTAAATCTTCAAATATGCGATTGTGCAGAACAGTGCAGTTTGTATAAGCTGTTCGATACGCTTCCTTTGAACTGTATGACAGTTTTGTCCCCTCTGGGAACTTCCACGCATAAAACTGTTTATATACCTCTGAGAACGTCAATTTCTTGATTTCCGGGTGTTTTCCTTCGACACCCTTGATTGTATTGTAGTCAGCAATCAAGTGGCTTATAAGAGTATCTATGTCAGTTGTAGGGGACACCTCAAGAGTCCGTTCCATGCCGGGCTGATACGTGCCGGCTTTGTATGCTGTCAGGACAGTGAAACCTTTTATCCAGTCATCCACATAGCAGATTGCCGGCGGACGTTTTAGTTTACCAGTATCGTCCGGTGTAGCTGGTGGATGTACTGCGAAACAGTTTCTCCGGTTCTTGCCAAGATAACGGATGCTGCCGAAACTATTCGGCAATTTTGGATATTTCTTTCTTTTCTTCGCCATTTTTATTCCTCTTTTCTTTATAGCTGTTTTAGGTATAAAAATAACAGCCGAACAAATTTTCTGTCTTGTTCGACTGCTCCGAAGATGATACAATATGTTTTGACCAGAGTATAGCATCTCTTCGGAGATGTATAAACGCCGTCCCGGTACGCCAATGCCGGGGCGGTTTTTTATTTTATTCTATTTCTTCAATGTCAAGAGAATATCCAAGAACTTCTCCAACGTCTGTGCATTTTCCTTTTAAAGTAACGGTGTCTCCCTTTGACATGGATGCTATTTTGGATTTTTGGTCGTCGTTTTTGATATAACACTGGACTCCGATAATCTCAAAATCTCCATCAGCCATAAGGTCAATATATTTTCCGGCTGCATCAATGTTGCTGAGCTTTCCGGTGATCTCAAGATATTTGCCTTTGTATTTATCAGATGCACCCATTGCATTGCTGTCAAGATCGGACATCATATCATTGACTGATACGGCTGTGTATTCAATTGGTGTAGGCGTATCAACTTCTTTTGCAGATTCCGTCTTTGCGGATGTACTGGAAGAAGACGTGGTGTTTGAATCCGAATTTCCACCAACGGCACCAATAATACCAACAGCGACAACTGCTAAAACTACCCATTTAAGTTTTCCGCCCTTTTTCTTACTCATAGAATTGCTCCTCCTAATAGCTTTATTCGCCACACTTCGCACTTTTCATGCGGATTATGTATTTTGTACCGCTGATTTTGCAATATTATGTAAAGTACGGTTATATGTGGTATTTTTATTTTATCATTTTAAGAGCATATTGTAAAGATTTAGAACGAAATAGAGTGATTTAAATGAAAAAGAAATGTTTTTTTCTATAAAATAGTGAGAGTTCATGTATATCATTGGCAGTTGCCAAGAGTCGGAATAGGTGGTATAATAGCAAAAGCGAACTAATGTTCGGTTCTATTTCCCACAGCCGAACATATACTGTAGCGTAGGCGGTAGTTGCGACAGGGAGGGTTATTTATGGATTATAAGAAGGAAATTATTGAAATGATACAAAAGATAGAAAACAGATGTTGGCTGAGGTCAATATACATTTTCATAAAAACATTAATCGGTTAAAAAGAAAAGCCAAGGGTTTGCGCATTGCCCTTGGCTATTTTCTCATTTCTTTTCGTAAATCGTGTCTAGGAGTTTTTCTAAGTTATCCCATCCAGAATCATCTAGCTTTGCTAGAGCATTGATGAGACGGTATTTAAAATCATCATCACTAGACTTTAGAACATTTCCGAACAACTTAGAAATTTCATCGTTTTTATTCTCTGGCTGAAACATTTCTCCAGTTCCATTTCTTAGCCATTCTTCGTTTACAGAACATTTCTCACAGATTAATTGAATTACTGCGTCTGTAGGAGTTCTTCTTCCAGTTTCATAACTGGATAAATTTGCCTTTGGTATTCCCAAAAAGCTTGCAAATAAATCTTGACTCTTCCAATTAGGATTAGAATTTCTTATTTGCTTTATTCTGTTTTTCAATTCGTACACCTCCTTTCAAATAAGATTATACACCACATAATTAAAAAAGTAAATATTAAAAATTGTACAATGTACAAAAATAGTGCTTGACAAAAGTTGTACATAGTATTATATTAAGAGTGTACAAAGTACAACAAAGGAGGTGAAAAAAACAGTGAAGCGCAAGAAAAAAGAAATCGACAAAACAATTTCTGACCTGTGGAATCGTATCTGGGATTTGCAAGACCAGACAAACAAAATCAAGAAAGCAGTTCTGACAGGTGAAAAAGGTGATTTAAAGATGCCAGAAAGAAGGATTGTTCCTCCAGATGAGCCTATTCCGTTTGGCGGGGCAGTAGATATGGACTGTATCTTTGAGAAAGAACCATGTGAACAGGTAGACGTTGAATTTACAGTGAAAGAAACTTTGCAGATGTATTCGCATTATGTAGATTCATTGTCTACCGATACACATGTATTGGGAGTTATTGCAATAGTTTCTCTAATAATTGCAATAGTGGCTCTGCTTGTATAGAAATTGAGAAAAGACTGGTAATCAGCGCAATGATTGACAGAATAGTTGTTATCCAAAATCTGGATATATCTTGAAAATATGCTTTCATGGCGACTTCACCCGCTTGTGTGATTTCATATGCGTGGTCTTGCGACCTTGAACGCATAAAGCACTTTTTACTGAAAAGGTATCTGCAAGCATCTGCTTCACGCTGATTACTAGGAGTAAATCCACAATTTCTTAAAGCTTTTTTCAATATTTTATATTGATATCTTGTTATCAAATGAACACCTCCTTTACAGGAGAGTATATCACAAGAAAAGAGGTGCGTATATGTCAGAAAAAGAAAAAAGAATCGTTGAAAAGCTGAAAGAAGCGATTCCTAATATGTCAGAATTTGACAAAGGATATATTCTCGGTAAGACGGAAAGCTTTTCCGAGAATAATCTGGAGAAAAAATCAGATAAGAAAGAAGTAGTTAATTCAAATTAGAAAGGAGAAACATGAACGAATTACAGATTTTTAATTCAGAAGAGTTCGGGGACATCCGAACAGCAGAAATTGACGGTAAACCGTACTTTGTTGGCACTGATGTTGCCAAAGCTCTTGGATATAACAATCCCAGAGATGCCGTATCAAGGCATTGCAAGGGAGTCGTGAAACGCGACACCCCTACATCTAGTGGTATTCAGTCAATGTCATACATAAATGAGGGAGATTTGTACCGATTGATTATGAAATCGAAACTTCCATCGGCAGAGAAATTTGAATCATGGGTTATGGATGAAGTTCTTCCGACAATCAGAAAGACAGGCTCATACCGGAAACCACTGACGACAGTTGAACAGATACAGGTTATTGCGACAGGATTCTTAGATCACGAAGAACGGCTTAACAGACTTGAAAACACCATGACTATTGACTATGCACAGCAGGAAGCTATTAGGGACTTAGTGTCAAGTGTCGTAATTGCTCACCTTGGTGGGAAAGAATCAAATGCTTACAAGGAAATTGGCAAGAAAGTATTTGCTGAATGCAACAGGGATATAAAGACTTACTTCACAGTAAATGCCCGCAATAACATTCCTAAGCTGAGATTTGAAGAATCTATGGAATATGTCAGAAATTGGCATCCATGCACCAATACAGTAATGATGATACGTGACTGTAACGCTCAAATGAGTATCAGTTAGAAAAGAGGTTTATATGAGTGCAGTTGATAATTACGTAGAGCAGAATGCACAGATTCATCAGTTCGCCGCAGAGGTTGCGAGAATTATATCAGGCATTCCACAGATGCCGGAGTTCTCTTCAGAGAATATGACTGTAGCCGATGCGAGTCAACTGATCGGACTTCCTATTACAGCAATCCGGGCAGGGATTGTGTACGGATGGTTGCCAATCGGTGTGGCTGTGCAGAATAACAAGCCAGCAAAAAACCTTTCCGGTGGCCGAATCACATATATCATAAGTCCCAGAAAGGTTTATGAAGTAACTGGTCATGTCTGGAAAGGCAAAGAGGCTCTCAATAAGTGAGTGCCCCGGAGGGAGCCGAAACCTCCACCCCGGAGCTTTGCACCACTAAAATGCCTTAGTGGATAGATACATTATAGTTCTCTATCTGCTAATTGTAAAGACAAATAAGAAAAAATAAGGAGAAATTAGCTAGATATGAGTGAAATTAAAAACGAAAGCCAGCTTACATGGGCTGACATTGAAGTAGCACTTGCGACTGAAATTGTCGAAGAAAGCAAGAAAAAGTCAAAAAGATGGTTCACTGCATGGATTGTGACAGTTGCCGCACTGGTGGCAAGCAACCTTGCGTGGATTGCAGGAGAAATGAAATAAAATGAAAGAATATATGCTAATTGCTGTTTGTATGCTTGCCGGGAAATATGTGGATATACCTATCTGGTTGAATATTTTTTTCGGTATCTCGGCAGCATGGGCAGTACGCCAGATGAAAGCAGACTGGCAGTAGAAAATAAGGAGGATAAGAAGATGTTCGAGAAAGAGATTGATGAAATATATGGATTATGCAAAAGAGTTGTGAACGAAGTTCCGACAGCAAATATCACCTTTGATTTTTCGGGCTACGGTTTGGGAGTAAGAGGGGTTAAAAGGGAAGAAGATGTTCTCCTTCTCAAAGACAAATTTAAATGGGATTTGTACCAAAACGTATCTTTTAACCCATTTTATGAGAAAGAAAGTCGTGAAAGCCTCAGAGTAATCAAAGCTTTCTTACTGGAACTTCTTATAGATGGGAAGTGTCCAAATGAGTAAGCAGATAGCGATTATGAAGCTTCTTCCCAGTCTGGAGATAGCAGGATGTATTAATGAACTGCTCAGAGAGCTTCAGTCCAGAGGTGATTATATTCTGGATTATGAGAACTGTGATATGTCTCTGGACCATGTGGAGTATCACAAAGCTGAAGATATTGACGGAGAGAAGTTCGGGGATGCTTCAGACAATCTGTATTGCTTTTTCAAGGCAGTGTGAACATGGACGAGAGAATTAATGAGGTTCTGAGACTGATTGATATACAGCTTGCCACAGTCCCGGATAACCCTATTGAAGAATCATACAAGGCAAGAACATTGGCGAGTTACGTACAAACCTTAAATGGGCTTTTAGCGGCTCAGAAAACATATAAGGAGGGTAACAATGGGAAAGTTTGAAATTCGTATTCCGGCTAAAAAGAAGAAAACAATCAGTGAAAAGGAGAATCCGGTTGTGAAGATTACTCCAGAAGCATACAACACACTGGTTGAAATCTATAACGAATCAACTATATCTATGAAAGACATTGCAAGTTTGCTGATTGTAGAAGCTAGTAAGTGCGTGGTCTATGACAAGGGGGATTGAAATTGAATATCTATGAAAAATTAGGAGTTATTCAGTCAAAGCTAAAAGCCCCAAAAGGGCAGTATAATTCATTTGGGAAATATAAATACAGAAGTTGTGAGGACATTCTTGAAGCAGTAAAGCCGCTTCTGGCAGAAACAAAGACAGTATTATGTATCACTGATCAGATGGAAGTGGTCGGGGACAGAATCTATGTAAGAGCAGAAACGCATTTAAAAGATGCAGAGGATTCTTCTTCTGAAATCGTAACAGTTGCTTATGCAAGGGAAGAAGAGTCAAAAAAAGGCATGGATTCTTCCCAGGTTACAGGCGCAGCGTCATCTTATGCAAGAAAGTATGCACTGAATGGTTTGTTCTGCATTGATGACAACAAAGACAGTGATTCTACTAATACAGGCAGCAGCGGAAAAACAGCAGCTAAAAAGCCAGAATCAAAAGAACCTGTTGAGATGATTACTTCAGAAAATGTAATGAGCATCCAGAACGTCATTGACAAATATCCGAGTTCTAACTTGTTTGAACAGATTAAAACTCGTTTCAAGGTAGACGATGTGAAAGGACTCACAAAAGAAAAAGGGCAAAAATGTCTCAAAATGTTGATTGAGTACGATAAACAGCATAGTTGAAAGGAATAAAAAATGAACAAAGTTATTCTTACAGGACGATTTACAAGAGATCCAGAAGTCAGATATACAAATGATGGAACATCAATCGCAAGATTTTCCATTGCAGTCAATAGAAGATTTGTAAAAGATGGTTCTGATCAGAAAGCGGACTTTCTTAATTGTGTTGCATTTGGAAAGTCTGCGGAATTTATCGAAAAATATTTCAGAAAAGGTATGAAAGCAGATTTATCTGGAAGAATCCAGACAGGATCCTATACGAATAAAGACGGCGTGAAGGTATATACAACAGATATTGTTGTCGAGGAAATCGAATTCGGCGAAAGCAAAGGTTCTTCACAGGCACAGACAGCATCACTTACACCGAATCCAGAAGCCGACCCGGACGGATTTATGAGTATTCCAGATGGAATTGATGAGGAGATGCCGTTTGCATGATACAAATTGACAGTAGAGAACATCAGAAAGTTATCGATGGTATTAAAAAGGCATTTGACGAGGCAGGGGAAAAATGGTTCGTGTCAAAGCTGTATGTGGGTGATTACATGAATTATGATAACCCGCGTTTAGTAGTTGATAGAAAACAGAACCTTGCAGAGTTATGCGGAAATGTATGTCAGCAGCATGAAAGATTCCGATCTGAAATTATCCGAGCAAATGAAGCAGGAATAAAACTTGTCTTCTTATGCGAACATGGAAAAGGAATTGAAAAGTTGGACGATGTTCTCTGGTGGGAGAATCCCAGGGCGAAGAAGCGGGTTAAGAAAAATGGTATCTGGATTGAGCAAGAACAGAAAGTTATACATGGAGATGTCTTATATAAGATTCTTTGCACGATGCAACGCAAGTATGGTGTTGAATTTCTGTTCTGTGACAAGAAAGACACTGGCAAAAGAATTTTGGAGATTCTGTTAAATGGATAAAGAAACAATTATACAACAGAATAGCATGAGGGACGTTCTGAACAGATATGGCATGATTCCAAACAGAGCAGGATTTATACAGTGCCCCTTTCATAACGGTGACCGTACCGCATCCATGAAAATCTATAAAGACAGCTATTATTGTTTCGGTTGTGGTGCGACTGGCGACATATTTACATTTGTCCAGAACATGGATAATTGCGATTTTAAGACAGCTTTTACCATACTTGGGGGAACTTACCAGAAACCAGATTTCTCTTCCAGAATGGCGATATATCACCATCAGAAGCAGATGGAAATGAGGCAAAAGGAAGAACAGAAGAAAAAGATTGAACTGCAAGAATGCTTATCTGATATAGATTTCTACCGGACTATCCTTGACAGGGTGAAACCATTATCTGACGGATGGTGTGAAGCATGGAACAGGTTGCAGCTCGCACTATATCACCATGGATTCATAACAGGACTGGAAGAAGGTGATTAAAAGTGGAAATGATAAACAAGCTCACGAAGAATTCTATTCTGGACGAAGAAGTGTTTGACGAGATATTCAGTCAGGAAGACGAGATATACAAGGCACGTCTTACGCTGACTCTTCTGGACAGAGCCAAAGAGCTTGGCGTAAAGAAAAAATTTGAAGATTTGCTGAAGGCTTACACAAAAGTACAGAAGCAAATGATTGAGAAAGAGAAAAGTAATAGGACGTTGTCTATGTTGGACCAGTGGACTAACTTCTCTGATTGCGAATACGACAGAATGAAGTGCCTTAACTGGATAGCAGATGATGATGGAATTAGAATATCAAACACAAATCCAGGATCGCCGGATATTATAGCTTGCTATCACCCTATTCTTCCAATCGAACGAATGAAGAATCTGGAGACCGGGGAAGAACAGATAAAGTTAATCTATAAGAGGAATAATAAATGGTCCGAGGTTATTGTGCCAAAAACTATGGTTGCATCAGCCAGTAAAATTGTGGGCTTGTCTGCGCTTGGCATTTCAGTGACTTCTGAGAATGCGAAGTTCCTTGTCCGGTATCTGTCAGACGTAGAAAATGCCAATGATGATTATATCAATATTCAATATTCATCAAGTAAAATCGGGTGGATTCGAGATTATTTCTTACCCTATGACAAGGATATCGTATTTGATGGCGATATGAGATTTCGGCAGTTATACGAAAGTATCAGTGTAGGTGGCAGCAGAGTAGAGTGGTATGAACATGTAAAAAAGGTTCGTGCTACTGGAAGAATCGAACCAAAAATCATGTTGGCTGCAAGTTTTGCAAGCATTCTAATTAAACTGGTTGGTGCTCTTCCGTTCTTTGTGGACTTATGGGGTGAAACTGAGGGCGGTAAGACTGTAACACTTATGCTAGGAGCTTCTGTCTGGGCGAACCCTGGCGAATCCAGATATATAGGAGACTTCAAGACAACAGATGTGGCCCTGGAAGCAAAGTCCGATATGCTTAACAATCTTCCATTAATTCTGGATGATACTTCAAAGGTGTCGGCTAAAATCCGAGATAATTTCGAGGGAATTGTGTATGACCTGTGCTCTGGAAAAGGAAAGAGCCGCTCCAACAAGGAACTGGGTGTTAATCGGGAGAATCGCTGGCAGAACTGCATTCTAACCAATGGTGAGCGTCCGCTTGCCGGATATGTCAGTCAAGGTGGAGCTATTAACCGAATTATTGAGGTTGAGTGTTCCGAAAAGATATTTGATGATCCACAGCTTACCGCAGATACTCTTAAAAAGAACTACGGATACGCAGGAATCGATTTTGTAAATGTAGTTAAGGAAATGTCTATTGACGATATAAAAGCCATGCAGAAGCATTTTCAGAGCCTTATACAGGATGATGATAAAATGCAGAAGCAGAGTATATCAATGAGCATTATCCTGGCAGCAGATAAAATCGCAACAGATCAGCTGTTCCATGATGGCCAGTACATTGACATTGAGACAGCTAAGAATCTTCTGACAGAGAAAGAAATGGTATCTGAAAACGAACGCGCTTACTGGTTCGTGCTTGATAAGATTGCCATGAACGGAATTAAATTCGATGATAACCCGGATATAAAAACGGAAAGATGGGGAATTATCGACAATGATCCGGTAGAGAAGACGTCAACTGCAATAATCTATAGTGCAGCGTTTGATGATTTATGCAAAATTGGAAGATTCTCCAGAAAGGCATTCCTGTCATGGGCTGTTAAGAAGGGACTTGTGGAAACCGACAGCAGAGGTTATCCGACCAAAGCGAAGAAACTGGACGGAATTGTCACCAAATGTGTGTTTTTGAAAATTGTGGATGAAATTCCAAAAGGATTCGTGAATTGTAATGATGATTTTGATATTACAGACGATATTGTGTTTGATTAACAAACAATTCGTTCAAAAGGTAACCGGGTAACCTAGGTAACCTTTGATTCTGTATATATATATTTGAGTATTTATATGCACATATTGAGTATAAAAGTTTCCCTATATGAGAAAGTCAGGGTTACTCGGTTACTCGGTTACCTACCTGTAAAATCAATGGTTTACACAAATTAGTACGGTTACATCTCGGTTACTGTGGGTTACTTGTATTAAAATAATATAAATATATTATATTTATAAAATAAAATTAAATAGAGCGTATACAGTATATTGTATACAATACTCAAAGGGGATGATAAAAATAAAAGTAGAAGCAAAGGATATTCCATATATTCAAAGATTTATGACTGAATTTTGGAAAGTTATAAAAGATTTCTATTCAGTAGAACTTACAGACGAATATTCTAAGCAGGCCACTGATCGTCTGATAGAGCTTGGAGAGTATGCGGAAATGTGTCCTGATGATAATGATAAACAGTTTATCAAGAATTGTCTAGTTGCTTTTAATAAGTTATTAGATTCCAAACAGAGGGAAGTGAGAAAAAATGTACAACACTAAGAACAAATACGAACAGGGACAGGCTCTTAGAAAAGAAATATATATGTATATCGTCAGTTATATTAAACTGGTTGGATATGCACCGTCAGTCAGCGAGATTTGCGAGAAGGTAGACGCAAGCAGAGCTACCATCTGGAGACATTTAAACCAGCTTATTGATGATGGGTTGCTTAAAACAGCACACCCAAGTACTGATAGAGCCTATGCTCCGACAGGATACGGGTTCGGAAAGGTGAAGAAATGAACAAAATGCGTGAATATGAACGCGGCAGGGAAGATGGTCTTGACCTTGCTAGACGAATCACCAGAGAGGGCGGTCTTGAAGCCCTCGAAAAGGAATGCAGATTCAGGGGAGTAACAGGAATACATACTTCCCTGGCAAGAAAGGACCTGGACAAAGCATCTGAAAAGATCAAACAGCTTGTGTCGGAATGCTGCGTGATCATGGCGATAGCTGTTCTGCATGATGAATTTGGATTCGGTCAGAAAAGATGCCAGAAGTTCATGGCAGGCATTGACAAAGCTTCGGACTATATCGACCAGGGCTTGGCTGAATGGATTGATTATGTGCAGGCTATCAAGGAAGAATTGGGAATTGAATTAAGCTTTTCAGGGGAAATAAAAAGTCATGCAGAATAACGGACAGGTAGCATTTGGCTAAATGAAAGTGAGGATGAGAAATGAAAATTAAGTTAAAAGAAATCAGCAGAGACGATTTAAAGGTAGGAGATACCGTTGGAATTGCCAGAACGGTGAATTGCGGGTGGTTATCGACGTTCCGACATAGAAAAATTATTCCGGTTAAGATTACAAGAATCACTCCAAAAAGAACCAAGATCGAAACAGATATATATGAAGAACATGGAAAAGGCGAAAAGTTTTACGAATACGATGAAAATGCCAGAAGAGAAAATGAACTGGCAGAGAAGTTCGTTCTGGTAAAAGATATGGAGTTTGAACTTAATCAGTTTGAAAACAAATATGGGCTGAAATGGATGGATGACGAAGATATTCTCGAGATGGCTGATTACGTAGAAAAGATAATGAAAATTTTAGGCAAATACAGAAAGGAATAACGAATGCCCGGTAAACCGAGGCTGTATCAAAATTAGCATGGTGAATTGACACATAAATAAATACAGAAATCATGGATGACTGCACAATAGCGTGTCAGTTGCTCACATGGGGAAAGTGAGGATGAAAATGGAGAAATTAAAACCTTGTCCGTTTTGCGGAAAAGAGATAGATACAGACAAAGATATGTATATCCCGGAAAGAGATTGGAAGCCATCTTTTTACGACCCTGACAGTGGAGGTTATCCGATAAGTATTCACTGCGAATGCGGATTAGATTTTTGTCCGGGCACATGGGATTATAAAGAATTCGTTGAAGCATGGAATAAAAGAGTAAACAAGGAGGACGCAAAATGTTAATCAGAAGTCAGAATAAGGAAGTTTTAGCTACACTTGAACTTTTATTCGATATCGAAGTTTCGGGTGGAGTAATAAGTACAAGAAGAGATATGAGTTGGTGCTGCTTGCTCGGAGAATATTCCACCAAAGCAAAAGCCATGAAAGTACTGGATATGATTCAGGAAGCCTATGAAGAATACAAAATTGCTTGTACTTTTTTGACAGGATTTACAGGACATCGAGCAATTGTAGAATCAAACGATATTCGCGTCAATGGCTACGAAGAACTTATAAAAAGTTTTAAAAAGAATATGGTCTTTCAGATGCCAGAAGATTCGGAGGTGGAAGCATGAACGATGAAATGACGCTTGTTCAGAACCATATAAGGAGAACTAAATGGGAAGATGCAAATTAGAATGCCCGGACAACGAAACACAGTGCTGCATCTGCTGCGATAAGCAAGGCGGTTGCGATAACCGGTGTGATATGATGGATAGCTACGAATATGCAGAAGATTGCGAAGATTATGTTGAGGAGGATGAGCCATGATTACATTTTTATTAGGATTTACTCTTGGAACCATATTTGGAGTGGTCGGTCTTGCATGCGTAGCGATCATGTACGACAAGCACCACTCAGACAAATAGAAAGGAGAACGGTATGCTGACAAGGAATAAAAAGCTGAAAGACTACGGTATTCCGGCAGAGGACATTGAAAAACTGAATACGATGCTGAAAGACTTCCCGGCAGAGTACGGATACCTGCTTTTCAGTGCCACCTTGTCAGCTTGCCCGAAGAACACGGTGATAGCGGATATGGTAATTAAGAATATCCTACACCGGAAAAGTTACAGGAAAATCAGCAAAGAAAGATATATCCCGATGAACCCGAAAGACTTCTACGGATACAGGCGCAAGACCGTCGCTGTACTGTATGAGAGAATGCGGTTATTGGGAGTGTGGGAGGATGAATAAATGAGATTAATTGATGCAGACAAAATAATTGACTCTCTTGGATTTTCGGATATGGATTTTGCAATAGGTGCAGTTATTGACGAGCAGCCGACAGTTTTTGATGTGGACAAGGTCATTAGTGAATTGAAAAGAGATAAATTCATTGAATCAGAATGTATCTTGTCTGACGTACATCAAGGATATAATGCTGGGCTGAACAGAGCAATAGAAATTGTGAAAGGTGGTGGAGTTGAATGAGCAGATTAATTGACGCTGATAAATTAATCCAAGAAATGAGCGAATGGTATTGGGATAAAGAAAAGCAGAAAGTTGCGGAAAATGATGTTTCTCCGATGGATTTATTTACACATCTTGCAATTACAACTGTTCAAGAACAGCCGACAGCTTTTGATGCGGACAAGGTTGTGGAGCAGTTGAAAACAAAAAAGACAAGAACTGCTGCATTACAGAAAGCATCGGAGTATTTCGAGGGTGAAACTGATGCGTTTGAAGTTGCAATCAAAATCGTGAAGGATGGGGAGAGTTGAATGAGTAGTGCAAGTGTAAGATTCGGAACAAAAGCATATGTATGCGCAAGATACTTTCTCAGACCGGGTAAATGTTTCAAATACATCGACCAGCGTGGCGAGGACACCACAGAACACGTCTATGAGGTCATGACATTATATCCGTACTGTGTCCTGTTAAGAGATACTAGAAACGGGGTCAGGACTTGCCCGGGGTATAACACTTTGAGCTTGATGCTGAGAGGGAATTGAAGGAGATGAAGAAAAAAAATGAACTCCATAATTGTTTATTGGGATGATATTGTTGATAAGTTTGACACTTATCAAATAATAGATAAATTTATTTATGATTCGTTTACGATGGTTATTAGCCCTAATGAATATGCTCAAACAGGGTTACTTTTTGAAATAGCAACTAATAACAGGAATCCTAATGAATGCTTTTGCAAAGCCACCTTCGTAGACTTAGAAAAAGGACAAGAGGCATACATAGGAGAATTTAATTGGAGTGTGAATGGTGAATATGCTACTGTAGAAATATACGAAAAAGATAGAAAATACGAGGAAGCTTATGCAAACTGGGCGAGTAATATATATGCAATAATGTCTTATATAATGACAACTGAAAGAAAAAGAGTGGAAAAGCAAAGACCTGTGCAAATGGCGAATTCCAAAAAGAAGCATAAAGCTAAAAGTGAAAATAAGAGTATCTATCTTCTTTCGGAAATTGTGGATTATGTAAATGATAATGGCTTGATGATAAAACCAAGTGGAAATCACAAAATAACTTGCCCTTGTTGGAGTGTAAGAGGACATTACAGAACGTACAAGAGCGGTAAGAAAGTATTTGTAAGGCCTTTCGAGAAAGGGAGAGAACGTGGAAAAGTAGCACCAAAACAGCATGTTTATACGATTTGAGAGGAGTGATAAATATGCTAGCCAAACCTACACCAGACATAACGCCAAACCTTGCTATATCAGCATACCACGTACTACAGCAATATTGTACTGGACAGCCAGCGGATTGCAAAGGCTGCGGATTCTACGAACACTGTCCAGAATGTTTTCAAGGCATGCCATGTGACTGGAGTTTGAATGAAGAAGGTGAAATAAATGAATCTTAGAAAAGCTACTCTAACCGACTATGGAGTGCCGCCGGATGATATACCGGCACTTCAAAGTCATTTCAGACACCTTGACGAGAATGACAAGTACAATCTTCTGCAAGTGTCAATCAAATATGCGCCAGGCATAGAAACACAAATCTATGACAGCATAGTGAACTGCATAGGATACCGGACAATGGAACGATTCCGAGATATGCCGGTATCTGAAAATGATTTCTATGGATATAAACGCAAAACTATGGCAGAATATTATCATTTGGCAAAATTGACCGGAAGATTATAAAATTGAAAAAAACTAAAAGTGGTGTAGAGGTACACAACCCCTAGTATGGTATTATAGTGTATATAACTATAGCTATGCTAGGGGATTTTTATTTTGAATTTATGAGGTGATGATATGGCAAATCTAAAATCAATACAGCGCAAACTTCAAAAGGCTATATTATCCACCGGATTAATTATAAAAATTGGAACGTCACAATTTTACAGCAAAGAACAGGAAAGATTGATTACTCTTACCATAATCTCAACGCCTACACTTCATTTGACCAAAAGAAAAGAATGGAAAGATTGTGATTATGAAATATTACGAACTGCATCCCAGTATGATGTGGTCATGTGCCTAAAAGAAATATGGGAGGCAGTCAGAAAATGAGGATAGACAGAGGTGATTAGATGGATTTGACGCCTAAGCAGAAAGCGTTTGCAGATGAATTTTTAAAATGCGGAAATGCCACAGAAGCGGCTAAGAGAGCCGGATACAGCGAGCAATCAGCAAGACAAATGGGAACTGAAAACCTGTCAAAACCGTCTATATCCTCATATATACAGGAGCGGCAAAAACAAATTGACGATGAACGCATAGCGGATATTGCAGAGATTCAGCGATTCTATTCATCTGTTTTAAGGGGCGAAGTAAAGGATCAGTTCGGCCTTGATGCTTCGCTTGAAACAAGGATAGCAGCAGGGCGGGAACTTATGAAGCGATTCGAAAAAGCAGAAACAAATAAAAATGATTCTCGTGGAATTACAATCATAAACAATATTCCAAGACCGGAGAAACAGGATGGATAATAATTCCATTAGTCTGAAAGATATAATAGCTCCTGCTTTCTATGAAGTCTTTTGGGACATTCTGGATGAGAAACATACATATTACGATCTGTACGGCGGGCGTGGATCCACGAAGTCGTCTTTTGTGGGTGTAATGATTCCTTTCCTGATGATGCAGGACGCAGAGAATGATGTGTTCTCGAATGCTGTTATTTTCCGTAAAGTCGGAAATACACTCCGAGAATCTGTGTATGAACAGATAGCATGGGGAATTGATGCACTGGGAGTAAACGATCTGTGGGATAGCAGTTTAAGCCCTATGCAGTATACCTACAAGCCTACTGGACAGAAAATCATATTCAGAGGACTGGACAAGGCGAAAGAGACTAAATCTATTAAAGCAAGCAAGGGATATTTCAAGTATCTCTGGTTCGAGGAACTTGACGAATTTTCGGGCATTGAAGAAATTCGTACAGTGCAGCAGTCAGTCCTTCGAGGTGGCAGTAAGTTTGTTGTATTTAAGACATTCAATCCGCCAATTAGCCGGAGCAACTGGGCGAATGTGTATGTAGAAGAACCACGAGACGACAGTTACAGGCATAAGAGTGATTACAGATCAGTTCCTGTTGAATGGCTTGGTCAACAATTCCTTGATGATGCGGAACATCTCAAAAAAACAAATCAAAGAGCCTATCAGCACGAATACCTTGGATTACCTGTCGGACTCGGCACAAATATCTTTGAGCTGTTGGAAATCCGAACGATTCCAGACGAAGAAATTCAGAAGTATCAAAGTATCTATCAGGGTCAGGACTGGGGATGGTATCCAGATCCGAAAGCATTTATCCGTGTGGCTTATGTTCCTAATCAGGAAAAAGTTTTTTTATTAGACGAGCTTGGAGGCTCCAAGATAAGAAACAAGGAAATGGCTAACCAGATAAAGAAAAAAGGATATGATGATTATTCAATATCTTGCGGAGTTGATGAAGAAGAAAGTATTATTGACTTCCGAGATGCAGGACTTCCAGCGCGTAGGGCCATTGTTACACCGGGAAGCCGCAAATATACTTTTGAGTGGTTACAGTGCCGAACATTAGTCATTGATCCGGCAAGAACGCCGAGAGCATACAAGGAAATTATCAATTATGAACATGAAGTAGATAGCAATGGAGAAGTTATCGCAGATTATCCAGATGGTAACGATCACTGGATAGATTCTCTCAGATACGCAACCAGTCCATTGTCCATGAGAAGAGGGCATAGTGCATAATGAGTAAAATAGGAATAGAACTACCGAAAGAGTATTCGGACAGATTTGACAAATTACGCCAGAATCGAGTAGAAGTCAGCTTTTACAAATATGGCACAGCAGCAGACAACTTTGGAATGAAATTAGTAGATGCACTTGAATCACATGATATGTGCATTAAAAAATATAAAGAAACTGGAAACACAGAATATCTTTGCGATGCAGCAAATTATCTCATGTTTGAATTTATGTATCCACAGATTCCGAATGCATTTTTCAAAGCGACAGATAGCGGAGAGAGTGCCGGAGTTGCCGGAACACCAATAAATCAGCTAAAAGAAAAATGGTGACTAAATGGGACTTATAACAACGCTAAAAAGGTGGTTTAACATGATATTCAAAAAACAAGCTGAAGAGGATTTTAATATCCAGGCAGCAGAATTTCCAGAAATGGAATCACTGATTAACCGGTGCGCGAACATTTACAGAGGAGTACCGGAATGGCTGGATGATAAGAATAATATCAAGACGATCAATTTTGCTAAATCTGTCTGCTCAGAAACAGCTCGGCTCGCAACGCTGGCGATCGGCATTCAGATAGACGGTTCTGCAAGGGCTACGTGGCTACAGGAACAGATCGACAAGGTATATTTTCAAATCCGTCACTGGGTAGAATATGGCTGTGCTTATGGAACAGTATTTATTAAGCCAAATGGTGAAAGCATTGACGTATTTACTCCGGCAGATGTGATGATCGTGGACTATGATAATCAGGAAATTAAGGGAATCATATTCAAGGATTCTTATACTGTTGGACGGAAATACTATACACGGCTTGAATATCATAGATTTGTTGAGACTACAGTGGATGGCGTGACGACCTATCCGTACTACGTTTCTAATAGAGCCTATGTGTCAAAATCCCCTCAGTCAATCGGCGATAAGATTGACCTTAAACAGACCAAATGGGCTGACCTTATGGCAGATACGCCGCCGATTCTCAAGGCAAATGGAGAGAAGCTGGACGGGCCTCTGTACGGAGTACTGCGGACGCCGCAAGCGAATAACGTGGATATTAATGCACCATTGGGATTGCCGATTTTTGCCGAAGCTATCGAGGAGTTAAAAGACCTCGACATTGCATACAGCCGTAATGCCGGAGAGATTTTTGATTCTCAGAAGATTGTTCTGGCAGATGATAGATTGCTGATGCCAAGCGGTACACCTGTAGCAGCCATGTCACCACAGGGCATGGAGAACAGGCGTAATGAGATGAACTTACCGCACTTTGTCAAAAATGTATTCGGACAGGACGAGAAAGAGTTCTATCAGGAAATCAATCCACAGCTCAACACGGATACCCGCATAAGCGGCATAAACGCCCTTTTAAGCCAGTTAGGGTACAAGATTGGATTCTCCAACGGATATTTCGTATTTAATGAATCTAGCGGCATTCAGACAGCTACAGGAGTAGAAGCGGAACAGCAGAGGACAGTACAGTTCGTCAAGGATGTAAGGGATAAGTTAGAGTCTTGCCTAGATGAAGTTATTTACGCATTGAACGTTTACGCTGATCTGTACGGACTTGCACCGGTTGGGGCTTATGAAGTCAATTATGATTTCGGAGACATCCTATATGTGCGTGAAAACGACCATGCGAGATGGTGGCAGTATGTGACCACTGGTAAGGTTCCGGCATGGTTGTATTTCGTAGAGTTTGAAGGAATGACGGAATCTGAAGCAAAAGCAATGGTCAAAGAAGCTCAGCCAGATGAGCCAACACTATTCGGAGAGGAGTAAGAAGATGGCAGATAAACCAGTAACAAGGGAAGAAAAATATCTTGCGTACTTGACAGGTGATTACACGGGCGAAATCCCGAAGCCAATTACGAGAAAAGAAAAGTACCTGTATAAACTCTGTGCAGACGGAATCGGAACCAGTAAAGAAGCTATAGCAGAAGCAGTCCAGACGTACCTGACAGATAAGGGTGTTGGGCTTAGCATGGACGCAGATGGGTATGTGAGTTTGAAAGCAACGGAGGGAAATAATAATGACTGATACATTTAAGGGAATAATCACAGCAGACGGAAAAAAGTGAACGTTTGCAAGAGAAGGAATTACGCCGGAATACGTATCAGATAAAACCCTATCCGTAGACGGTGGCTTTGCTGATGCGAAAGCAACTGGTGACGTAGTTAAGTCACTAAAGGAAGATATATCCACCAAAATCACCAAATTCTACGCAAGTTCACAAGGCGAAACTCATCTTGCCGATTCTGACAATGGCAAGATTCAAGATATGATGGTCTATGGCAAGTCTGAGCAGAAACAGTACAGTGGAAAGAATTTGATTAATGGAGTGCATTTAAGCTTTTTGGGAAACGCAATAATATTCGATATTGATAAAGTAATAGTCAATGGAACTTTATCTGAAGAACTAGGTGCTAGTTTTTCAAGAATTCAACTAAAAGCTGGAACATACACATTAAGCAGCAGTTTTAATTGTATAAGCAAAATTGGAATTAACCCCAATTTTGGGATTTTAAATGTTGGTAATAAATTTAAAACATTTACTATTAGCGAAGATATGGAAATTAATTTAGTGGTGATTGTTCCTAGTGGTTCTCATAATTCCATAGATTATATAATGCTTAACGAAGGATCAGATGCGCTTCCATGGGAACCCTATACAGGCGGTCAGCCATCGCCCTCTCCTGATTATCCGCAGGAGATTAAGAGCGTGGTGAATCCGACTGTGAAGGCTTACGGGGAGAATTTCTATTCCGGTAGTGATTTAATTAGGTTGACAAGAGCATATACTACGGATTTTATGCCTGTTATTTTACACAATGGAAAAATTTGTATTTCTTTTGATGCGTTTTCAGATACAAGTGATGGTAAATATCATATTAATGTGATTTACTTTGACGCAAATAAAGAACAAATTGGCGGTAATGGTGCCGCAAACGAAATAAGAAATAACATTTCTCGTGTGAAAATAGAATTCGATGGACGTAACGTTGGAAATAATAAAGTACTCGATCTTAAAAATGTTTTATATATAAAAATTACATTTGGTATTTATAACAATACAGCTACCAAAATTACATATAAAAACATAATGATAAGTGCCACCGATTTCAATTTTAAGCCATACAAACCTGTTCAGACTGTCACTCTCCCTTACGCCCTCAACGCAATCCCTGCAAATTCAGGTGGTAACGTCACAATCGACGGACAGCAGTATATTGCGGATTATGTAGATGTGGAACGGGGGAAGTTGATAAGGATGGTTGATTATTCTAAGTTAGATAATACACAATCTATTGTAAACAAAACCGAATGGTTGTTAGCAGAATCACAAGAAATTGACCTTACCACAGAAGAAATTACCGCATTTAAAGCACTTACAACATATTATCCAACTACAAACATCAGCGTTAAGAGCGAACAGCTTGACGGATATACAGCATTTAACTATCCAATAAGCATGGCAAATGGGTGGAATTATGTCAAAAAGCAACTTAACGATAACCGTGACTACATCTACGACATGGACACTCGCACTCAGGACATCGACACACAGGCGGCAGAAGCCTATGTCAACAGTGAATATGCAGTAGCATTAACAGAATTGGAGGTATGATTATGTTATATAGAACATTATTAAAACTTAAAAAAAGAAACGGGCTGACAGACGATTTAAAGAATAAGATTGATATTTTCTTCGCAACGGGCAGGATTACTGAGGAACAGTATAATGAGCTGATGGACGTTAATAAGGAAGAAGAACCGAAAGCGGAAACTAATTAACTAAAGAGGGCTTTAGTTAACCATCAAAAAACTAAAATATGTACCACGACTTTTATCGAAAGAGGTGATATGCTATACTTAGTCCAGAATATTTACGGCAAATTACAGAGGGCAGTGAACAGATTGCAGAAGAATTGCATCAGTATATCATCTCTGAGATCGTGTCGAGAATGGTAGCAAGAATCGGCAGAGGTGAGGATTATATTCTGACCAATGCCGATGCGTGGAGAATCAGAACGCTACAGGAATCCGGTGAACTGCTAGAGGACATTCTGGCAGAATTATCCAGATACACCAAACGCGAACAGCAGGAACTTCTTGAAGCGTTTGAAGATGCCGGAATCACTGCTCTCGATTATGATGATAAGATATACAAGGCGGCAGGATTAAGCCCTGTACCGCTCGAACAGTCGCCAGCTATGATAAGACTCATGGAGCGAAATATGCTTGCGACTATGGGAGAATGGCGGAACTTCACAAGGACAACTGCAAATGCCGCTCAGAGGCTCTATATTGAGCAGTGTGACCTTGCATACAATCATGTGATGACTGGGGCAGTTGGATATACGCAAGCCATCAAAGAGGCGGTTAATAATGTTGTGAGTGATGGTGTTACGGTCACATATCCATCTGGCAGAAAAGATACAATTGAAACAGCGGTAGCACGTTCTGTCAGAACCGGCGTGGCACAGGCTACGGGAGATATATCCCTAAAACGCATGGAAGAAATGAACTGGGATTTAGTTCTGGTCAGTGCTCACATGGGAGCCAGAACAGGTGACGGCGGTGAGAATCCGGGAAATCACTCATGGTGGCAGGGCAAGATATACTCTCGTTCCGGAAAGAGCAAGAAATTTCCGCCATTCTCATTGACCGGATATGGAACGGCAAGTGGACTGTCAGGGGTCAACTGTCGGCATAGCTTTGGGGCAAGTGACGGGGAATTTAATCCTTACGCAGAACTATCGGCGCAGGATAAAGCCAACAAAGGCAAACAGTACGAAAAGGAACAACGACAACGTACTTATGAACGAAGAATCCGTAAAACGAAGCGAGAAGTCCTTGGAATGCAAGCGGCGGTTGATAACTGCAAGGACGAACAGACAAAATTCGCATTACAGCAAGACCTTGACCGGAAGTCTTATCTTTTACAGAAACAAAATGCTGCATACAAGGACTACTGCAAGCAGAATGACCTAAGAGAGCTGCAAGACCGACTTATGATAGCTAAATGGAACCGCCAGAATGCTGCAAAAGCCAGAGGAGCGGCAAAACGATATAAAACAGCAAAGGGGATTGACTGATGGACAGATGGGAATATTATAATCCAAATCCTGTTAAGGATAAGAGAACAGGAGATTGCGTCGTCCGAGCAATATGCAAAGCAACTGGTTTCGACTGGGAAACGGTATTCATCGGATTAATGATACAGGCATGTGCTCTGTCAGATATGCCGAGTGCAAATTATGTCTGGGGAGCGTACCTCTATAAACGTGGGTACAGACGTAAGCTAATTGAACAGTCGGAACGATATATCTATACAGTCAACGACTTTTGCGCAGATCACCCGACTGGCACATACATTCTCTGCATAGATGGTCATGTGGTGACAGTGCAAGATGGCAAATATTTCGATACGTGGGATAGTGGAAACGAGATCCCGGTATATTACTGGGAAAAGGAGTAGCTAAATGAGCATATCAGAATTTGTACAAGTATTCCTCTCAATTTGCGGAGGAGTGTCTATTGTCGGAGGAGCGGTGGCTGTATTTCTTAAGTGGATTACTCCGGCATTTCGACTCAACAAGCGAGTTGAGACACTAGAAGAACATGACAAACGAGATTACGAGAGTCTTCAGAGGATTGCAGAGCGAGATTCATTAATTCTGGAAGTCCTATCAACCATGCTGGACAGTCAGATCAGCGGCAACAATGTCGAGGAGTTAAAAAAAACAAAGCAGAAGCTCACGGAGTATCTTGCACAGAATCAGCGTTAGATTTGATAAGGGGTATGCTCATGAAATTATATGTGTTCACTAAGAAAGATATAGACAGATTCTTGATAGAGTGTAATTTTACACCGGACGAAGAAAGGCTGTTCCGGCTGAGATGTAAGGAACACACTCTTGAGTACTGCGCTGAGGAAATGAACGTGAGCATATCCACGGCAAAACGATTAAGCCGGAGGGTGAACAATAAAATAATTAAAGTATGCTGATACTTTTCAGATACTTATATGGGTCTTAGACGAACTGTCTAAGGCTCTTTTTTTATGTAAAAATAGTCATAGAAAGTCATAGAATAAGTCATAGAATAAGTCATAGGAGGTGTACGAGATGGCATTATATAACAATCCTTATCAATATAGTTTTGGCGTTCCGGGGCAGATGAACCAATTTCAGCAACAGCCTGTCCAGATGCCAGCTCAACCAGTACAGCAACCCCAGCAGAATAGCAATGGTATCCTGTGGGTATCTGGAGAAGTAGGTGCAAAATCCTATCTGGTAGCACCCGGAACAAGTGTTTTACTGATGGATTCAGAGAGTGAAAAGTTCTACATAAAATCCACAGACGTATCCGGTATGCCACAGCCGTTACGGACGTTTGAGTACCATGAAGTAGGCTCTCAGATGCCACCTAAACAGCCTGTTCAGAACATGGACAGTAAATACGTCACCAGACAGGAATACGATGATTTAAAATCCAAATGCGAAGCTATTATAAACCGATTAAATTCATTTTCTGAACCTGTTAGGGCTAATACCGTGCAGGAGTCAGCAATCAAGGGAGGAAATACAGATGAGTAATCCATTATTTAACGCACTTGGCGGTGGGATGCCGCAGGGAAATGGGCCAATGCAGATGATACAGCAGTTTATGCAGTTTAAACAGAATTTCAAGGGAGATCCGAAAGCAGAAGTCGAGAAAATGTTGCAGTCTGGAAAGATTTCTCAACAGCAGCTCAATCAAGTTCAACAGATGGCAGGGCAGTTTCAAAACCTGCTGAAGAATATGAGATAGTACATTACAATCTGGCCAGATTGATGTAAATACACAAAAAGGAGATTATATTATGGATGGAAATTTAACAGCATCAGACGTTGCTCTTTTGACAGGAAACAACAGAAATGATGGAATGTTTGGCGGAGATGGCGCATGGTGGCTTATCGTGCTTTTCTTATTCGTATTTTGCGGATGGGGAAACAACGGCTGGGGCAATAATGGCAACGGCGGCGGATATGTAGCCACAGCAGCTACTCAGGCAGATATTCAGAGAGGATTTGATAATTCCGCAGTAATCAGCAAACTTGACGGAATCAACAGTGGTCTCTGTGATGGCTTCTATGCCATGAATAACGGTATGCTTACCGGTTTTAATGGAATCAACACAAACATCATGCAGACTGGCTTCGGCATTCAGCAGGCTATTAATGCCGATACTGTAGCGAATATGCAGAACGCCAACGCACTCCAGACTCAGCTTGCGAACTGCTGTTGCGAAACCAGGGAAGCTATTCAGGGCGTGAACTACAACATGGCGCAGAACACCTGTGCATTACAGAACACCATGAACAACAACACAAGAGACATTATTGACAGCCAGAACGCTGGAACAAGAGCCATTCTTGATTATCTTTGCAATGAAAAGATTTCTAACTTGCAGGCTGAAAACAATGATCTCAGACGTGCCGCTTCTCAGGATCGCCAGAGTGCGCTTCTCACAACTGCAATGGCTTCTCAGACACAGCAGCTCATTAATGCGATTAATCCAGCACCGATTCCGGCATATCAGGTTCCTAATCCGAACACATATTACGGATGCGGATGCAACACCGGATGTAATTGCTAATAACTTCATATCGAGAGTATCTTTCGATTGATTCGAATGTCGGCTTATGCCGTTATTACACAGAGGGGCAGGCTGAGACCTGCCCTTTTGTAATATGAAAGGAGTATTTTTATGGCAGAATTTACAAATGTAGCTGCTCAGACGGTAGCAGCAAATGGAAACGTAGTATTTTCAAACACAGCAGTTAAAGGTTCTAACTGCATCCAGCACAGAGAGGGAAGTGGAATTATCACACTGAGAGGACTGACTAATCAGTGTAAAGCAAGATTCTTCGTGGATTTTTCTGGTAATATCGCAATTCCAACAGGCGGTACTGTTGAAGCTATTTCTCTGGCAATTGCAATCTCTGGTGAGCCGGTTCTTTCTTCCCAGATGATTTCCACACCGGCAGCAGTAAATCAGTACAATAATGTGTCCGCAGGTATCTATATTGACGTTCCTTGTGGATGTTGCGTTAATATCGCAGTAGAGAATACAAGCGATCAGACAATTTCTGTTGCAAACGCAAACATTGTTGTAACCAGAGAAGCGTAGGAGGTGCAGTTATGAGAGATATTAAAGACTTATGCGCAAGAATCGAAGATGAACTTTCCAAAATCGCTGATAATGGACTGACTACTGGAAATCTGGAAATGACATACAAACTGATTGATATGTACAAAGACATAAAGAACACGCAGTACTGGGATAAGAAAGTGGAGTATTACAACACTGTCCTTGATGAGATGCGTGGTGGATACAATGACGATTACAGCGAACGCGGAAGAAAGCGCGACAGCATGGGGAGATACAGCTCAAATGATGGCAGAATGATGCCGGATTACGACAGGGGTAATTCTTATGCCAGACGTGGTGAGCATTATGTCAGAGGGCATTACAGTCGTTCTGATGGGCGAGATGCTTACGATGACTATATGACGCAGAAGCAAAGCTATCGCTCCGGCAAGTCTGAAGACTGCAAAAGGAAGATGCTTGCCGCTCTGGAAGAACATCTGGACGAACTCACAACAGAAATGAGCGATATGTCCAAGGATGCAGAGTGCCGAGAGGAACGTGATCTTGTCAAGAGATACGTGGAAAAACTTCGCGATATGCTCTAAAAACGCAAAAAGTGGTAGAGAGGTAGTTAAAATAAATCTGTTATAATGTAATTGTGCAGCAGGAAGCACAAGTAAAACGGTTGTTTTGACATTTTCGTTTTAATCCTCCTTTCTTTAATTTAGTAGCTGGTGCGCACGCTTTAATGGAAAGTTAAACAGGTTCGATTCCTGCCGTGCGTATTTGCCGTCTGGCACGCAAGATGGCACACCTCCTTGATTAAGGTTTTTGTTATTCATACTTTTCTTTTAAAAAAAAGTAATAAATATCCGAAACAACTCGTGGTAGGCATAACACGTTAAATACCTTGCTAACCCGGGAATCCGGGTTATGTGGAATGTACGTTAATGGTAGACTGACAGGGTCGCGCCCTGGGTTCCGGTTCGATTCCGGGCGTTCCGCTTATTTGCTCAGAATTATGCTGTCTGTTTGCAGGCGGTCTATGGTTCGAGTAAATTATCCCATGGGTAAAGGTTAACACTTATCCTGTTAACTGCTGGACAGTTCGAAAAGTGCAGTGAAATATAGCGCAGTTGGTAGAGCAACATCCGCATAGGGTGCGTGTCGGCGGTTCGATTCCGCCTATTTCATTACCTTGCCAGTGGTCTAACTGGCTTAATCCATTTTACCTGCGGCGGCAGGTCAATAAACACGACCAGGAGGATGTTATGCAGAAACTTATTGACACACTTAAATCATTTGGAATTGAAATCCCGGAAGATAAACAGGCAGATGTGAAGAAAGCACTCTCTGAGCATTACAAGAATGCTAAAGAAGTAGCGAAAACTCTGTCAAAAGTCGAGGGTGAACGTGATGACTGGAAAGAACGTGCTGAGACAGCAGAGGAAACCTTAAAAGGCTTTGATGGTATCGACCCGGCGAACATTCAGACAGAGCTTGCTGGATGGAAGAAGAAGGCTGAGGACGCAGAAAAGGAATTCAATGCGAAGATCTACGACAGAGATTTCTCAGACGCTCTGAAAGCAGCACTAGATGATGTTAAATTTTCAAGCGAAGCGGCAAAGAAGTCTGTTATGGCAGACATTAAAGAAGCAGGCCTCAAACTGAAAGACGGCAAAATTCTCGGACTGAATGACCTGATTGAACAGATGAAACAGTCTGACGCATCCGCTTTTGTGGATGAATCTCAGCAGCAGGCTCAGCAGAATCAGGCAAAATTTACTACTCGCGTTGGACAGCAGCGGACACCGGGAAGCATGACAAAGAAAGATATCGAAGCAATCAAAGACCCGTCCGAGAGACAGGCTGCAATTGCTCAGAATATCCAGTTATTCCAGTGATTTTTATACCGACTATACGACAGAGTATAGCCGCTAACCCAATACCTTAATAGTTATGGGTAGAAAGGATTTTTTATATGGCAGCAAAAGCTAATCTTATTATGAGTAATGATATTCAGGTCACAGCGCGTGAGATTGACTTTGTAACCAGATTCGAAAGAAACTGGGAACACTTACGTGAAATCCTTGGTATCATGCGTCCAATCAAAAAGACGCCCGGAGCGGTTCTTAAATCAAAATATGCAGAGGGTACATTACAGAACGGAAATGTTGGCGAAGGTGAGGAAATCCCTTACAGCAAATTCGTTGTAAAAGAAAAAGACTATGCGGAAATGACTATCGAAAAGTACGCAAAGGCTGTATCTATCGAAGCAATCAAGGATCACGGTTATGAGAACGCTGTTCAGATGACTGATGATGAGTTCCTTTTCCAGCTTCAGACTGATGTTACCGGCAGATTTTACGACTATCTGAAAACCGGTACACTTACTTCCACGGAAACAACATTCCAGATGGCTCTGGCAATGGCCAAGGGTCGAGTAGAAAACAAATTCAAGCAAATGCACAGGAATGCGACTGGCGTCGTTGGATTTGTGAACATTCTGGACGTATATGAATATCTTGGAGCAGCTGAGATCACCATTCAGAACCAGTTCGGTTTCCAGTACATGAAAGATTTCATGGGATTCAACACAATCTTCCTGTTATCTGACAGTGAAATTCCAAGAGGACAGGTTATTGCAACACCTGTTGAGAACATTGTTCTGTATTATGTAGACCCTAACGAATCTGACTTTGCGAGAGCTGGTCTGGTGTATACCGTTTCCGGCGAAACAAACCTGATTGGATTCCACACTCAGGGCAACTACCACACAGCAGTGTCCGAAGCGTTTGCGGTTATGGGACTGACTCTTTTTGCAGAATACATTGATGCAATCGCAGTAATCACCATTGATGAAACACCAACACTTGGCACTTTGACAGTAACATCTGTGGCTGGAACAGCAAGTGGCGATACAAAAATCACTGTAAATCCGGCTAAGGAAAATGCCAACAATGTATATAAATACAAAGTTGCAACAGACGCAGTAACTGTTGGATATGGACAGAATCTCAGAAACTGGACTACATGGGACGGAAAAGCTGACATTAAGGCAGCAACCGGACAGAAAATCACAGTGGTTGAGTGTGATGGAACATACAAAACACTGAACGCCGGAAGCGTAAGCGTAACAGCGAAATCATAAATGTAGGAGGTAACTGGCATGACTTATGCAGATTATAAATTCTATACAGAATCATTCGGCAATGTTGTGCCAGAAACCGACTTTCCACGACTGGCAGAAAGAGCCAGTGATTTTGTGGACACAATGACATTTGACAGGTTGGTGGACGGACTGCCGACAAACGAACGTTCACAGAAGCGTATCAAAAAGGCAGTCTGTTCATTGGCTGAATTAATGTATCAGATTGAGCTTGCTGAGAAGAATGCTACCAATGCCGCTGTGAGCGGTACGTCAACCGCAATCGGGTCCGGTGGTAGCACGACAGGCATTGTAACATCTGTATCATCTGGCAGTGAATCCATCTCTTATGCAACGCCACAGCAGATCGGAGCAGGTGCAAAAGAATGGAGTGCAGTGTATGCCGCCGCTGGAGACGTACAGAAAACGAACGACTTGCTTCTTAAGACAGCGTTACCGCTTCTGATGGGAGTAAGGACGGATGAAGGGATACCGATTTTATATGCAGGAATGTAATATTAATGTTCTCGGAACGGTTTACAAAATCATTCCGAAAGAACTTAAAAATGCAGATATTGATGGCTACACAGACAATACATCAAAAGAAATTGTTATCAGAACAGACAATGCAAATAACGTTGGCGATTTTGATTCCTTACAGAAAAAGCAGTTGAGACATGAAATTATTCATGCGTTTCTGTCAGAAAGCGGATTACAGTGTAATTGGCAACATATGGAACAGTTCGGACATGACGAAACTACGGTTGACTGGTTTGCTATTCAGTCACCGAAAATTTTTAAAGTATTCAATGAACTTGAATTGATGTGAATACCAGTATTGAATACGGGGGTGTGAGTATGAAATATGTACGAATAAAACCGACTATAGTTGAGGCTATTCAGTGTTTTACTGCTCCTGAAAGCATAGCTCAAATTGAAAAGTTTGTTGGCAATTCGGCAAAAATTAATAACAATCTTAACCCACCACACATTGAGATTTCTACATATCCTGCTCCGTTTAGAAATGGCGAAATGGTTGATTCGGTACTCATAGAGCCTGGAGACTACGTCTTGCGTGATGAAGAAGGATATTTCGATACAATGGTAAAGGATGAATTTGAAGAAGAATTTAAGGAGGTATCTGAATAATGGATATTTCAACATTAGGCTCATGTGTAGCAATCGTTATGATCTGCTACATCGTGGGAATGGGCTGTAAAGCATCAGAAAGAATCTCTGATGAATGGATTCCAGTAATCATGGCGGTTATTGGTGGAATTCTCGGAGCGGTCGGGATGGGAGTTATCCCGGATTTCCCGGCATCGGACTATATCACGGCAGTTGCAGTTGGTATGTTTAACGGATTGTCGGCAACTGGTGTGAATCAGGTTATTAAGCAGGCAGTGCAGAAAGAATAATTAAGGAGAGGATATCATGTATTCGTCTAAAATTACACTTTTCAACTATTACGAAAGTGCCACAACTGGAGATGCGTACTGGTATCCTCATGTTTTATCCGGTGTCGACCTCATTACCGACAAGGGAGCAATCCTCAAGAAGTACGGACCAGACGTGACTGACAACGCGCAGTTGCACATCCGCTATACCGTCCAGAATGGCGATATAACCATTGCTGACAGGAATGGTAAGATTCTCCCATGGGTGCCGCCTAAAGAGTGGAAACAGCAGATTAACAATGCTCTGGAAGACACTATCACATTCTCAGATGAATCATTCTTCTGGGAGGGTGAGTGGACTGGCGGAACAGTAACTGATGGTGATTATCGAAATGGATTCTATCAGTACATGAATGAGAATAAGGATAACGTGTTCAAGATTACCAGTGTAGGCGGTCCGTATACACTGATTCCGCACTTTGAAATTCTAGGTAAGTAATATGAGTAAGATTCATCATTTCAAAGGATTCTCCGTAGTTGATGGAGATATGAAAATAAAGCTAAATATGGACAGGTTCTCCAGACAGTATCAAGAAGCTCAGTATCTCCTTGATGGAATGGTCATGGACAGTATGATAGAGTTTATGCCGATGATTTCGGGAGATTTTATCAATAAGACAAGAGCAAGAAGTTCTTCTATGCAAGGCACAGGCTTTGTCTGTGCGGCGGCAGAACCTTATGGCAGATTTCTCTATATGGGAAAAACGATGGTGGATGAGCTGACTGGAAGCCCTTACGCTCGGCAGTATGCTAAGAAAGTTCTTGTCAGTCAGTTCTCTGGCCAGACAGCCGCAAAGGAAAATCTTGAATACACCAGACAGGCTCACCCACGGGCGCAGGCAAAATGGTTTGATGCCGCTAAACGGCAATACGGCAGTACATGGATTCGTAAAGTAAAAGCACAGGCAGGAGGTGGTAGACATGGCAGATAAGCCTATCGGTAAGGATGCAACCGGATATGAGATTTTGACAGATGCCATGAAAGCACTTCTGAACCAGTATCCAGGGCTATACGAAAATGAAACAATCAAATTTGAGGAACTCGGCAAAGATTCCGGAATTGCGTTCTCAGCAGACAACGGGGCGTTGGTCTATTCAGAAAAAGAAGACGTTTGCGGAACAATGCATCAGGTATGCCAGTACCCATTTTATGTAGTATACCGAACAGCATCCGACAAAGAACGGCAGAAGCTATCTGTTCAGAAGTTCCTTGACAATCTCGGTAAATGGATATGCCGGGAACCAGTTATTATAAATGGCTCTGAGACGCGTTTAAATGTGTTTCCAGAGCTTTCACAGGGGCGAGTGATAAAACGTATCACACGTGACAACTCCTATGGTTTAGAACCGCAGGAGAGCGGCGTACAGGATTGGTTATTACCATTATCGGTACGCTACGAAAATATTTATGAAGTAATATAACAAGTAACAACCGGCTATCAATTAGAGATAGTCACTAACCTACACAGCCTTTTAAAAGTTATAGGCAGAAAGGATATTTCTATGACAGTTACAGGCAAAATTGACCGTAAATATATGGCTCATTATATCGATGCAGGTTCCCTCTGTGGAGGACTGACACCGAAGTTTGAACGTCTTGGAAAAGATCTGGAAGAGTATAACGTAGAACTCAATCCAGATACCGAAACATCTAAAAACATTCTCGGAGAATCCACATTCAAGCATAACGGCTATGAAGTTTCTTCTGACGCTGATCCGTTCTATGCAGACACCACTTCTGATCTGTTCACGGCGTTGCAGAAAATCGTTGACGGACGCCTCAAAGACGATAACCTCAAAACAAAAGCAGTTGAAGTTCATCTCTGGACAGAAGCCACAGCAGGCAAGTATGAAGCATACCAGCAGGAATGCTACGTTGTGCCAACTTCCTACGGCGGTGATACATCTGGATATCAGATTCCGTTCACAGTTAATTACGTTGGAGCGCGCGTCAAAGGTAAATTTGACATTACTTCCGGCTCATTCACAGCTGACAGCGAATAATTTTTAGGAGGGTATAGAAAATGGCAAAGACAATTAACACAAACATTGATGATGGATTTCTTCTTTTCACATTCACGAACAAGCAGGGTGAAGTGTTCTCTTCATTCAAACTGAATCCTACCGACATCAACATTGCGGCAAGAGCGGAAGAATTGGAAACTTTCTTTGAACAGGCTCGGGAATCTGTTAAAAATGTTTCTTCCAGCAAAGAGATGGCGGAGATTAATAAGCAGATTGAGGACAAAATCAATTATATGCTCGGATACGAAGCATCTAAGGATTTATTCAAAGAACCAATTACCGCAACAACTGTTTTTGGAAATGGTCAGGTGTTTGCCTATATCGTTCTGGACAAAATCAATGAAGCACTTACTCCGGAAATTGAAAAGAGAAAGAAAAAAATGCAGGAAGTGGTCAATAGGTACACGGAGAAGTATGCAAAATGACTGCCTATGAGTTGCCCACCTCACTAAATATCAGTGGGGTGGATTTTTCTATCAGGACAGATTTTCGAGTAATTATTGATATTCTGGTTGCCATGAACGACCCAGAATTAGACGAACAAGCGAAAGCTATTGTTATGTTACAGATTCTATTTGAGGACTGGCAAAGTATACCCCCAGAACATCTTACAGAAGCTTGTCAGAAAGCCTGCGAGTTTATCGACTGCGGTCAAATTGATGATAGTCCGAATAAGCCAAAACCCCGCTTGATGGACTGGGAGCAGGACGGAGATATGATCGTTCCGGCGGTAAACAAGGTTGCCGGCAAAGAAATCAGAGCAGTGCCTTATATGCACTGGTGGACGTTTTTCGGATACTTTATGGAGTCTGGCGAGTGCTTGTTCAACACGGTCGTTGGAATCCGTTCAAAAAAAGCAAAGGGTGAAAAGCTCGATAAATGGGAAAAGAAATTCTATCAGGAAAACAAGAACATTATTGATATAAAAACACGTCTCAGCGAAGAAGAGCAAGCGTACAAGAATGCGCTGAATGAGATGTTGAACCTCAAATAGTTAGGAGGTGGACGCATGGCTGCTGATGGCTCAGTCATTATTGATACCAGAATGGACACATCAGGCGTGCAAAACGGTGTATCAGCAATCAGACAGTCTTTTAACGGACTTGGCAGCGTAGTAAAAAAAATAGGCATACTGATTGGCGGAGCATTCGCAATTGGGAAACTGGCCCAGTTTGGGAAAGAGTGCGTAGAACTTGGCTCTAATCTGGCAGAAGTGCAGAACGTGGTTGATGTTACATTTACAACCATGTCTGATAAGGTAAACGAATTTGCGAAGAACGCCATGACCTCAGCCGGACTGTCAGAAACGATGGCGAAACAATATGTTGGTACATTCGGAGCAATGTCTAAGTCGTTCGGATTTTCAGAACAGCAGGCTTATGATATGTCAACGGCTCTGACACAGCTAACTGGTGATGTGGCATCATTTTACAACATTAGTCAGGACTTGGCTTATATAAAACTGAAGTCAGTTTTTACAGGAGAAACGGAAACACTTAAAGACTTGGTTTAACAATTAGCTCCCTTACACAGCAATGTGTATTGAATAACATGGTGAACGAAGAAATCTTCGGTGTGTTGCTTTATGAGCAATGCTAACGGTAAAAGCCTAAAATTATTTAAAAAACTTGTGGTTATGACACCTATATGATATAATATTTATAGGAGGTGATTTCCATGAGTGAAGAAATTTGGAAAGATATTAACGGCTACGAAGGTCTGTATCAAGTAAGCAATCTGGGAAGAATAAAAAGTCTTGAGCGTAGATGCAAGGCAAAATGGTATACAAGAAAAGTACCAGAGAAAATTTATTCTCCTGCGCTTGATACTTACGGTTATCCAATAGTCTCTTTGCATAAAGACGGCAAAAAGAAAACAATTACAATTCATAAATTGGTTGCAAATGCTTTTCTTGAAAAGCCGGACGGTTGCAATTCTATTAATCACATTGACGAAAACAAGCAGAATAATTGCGTTGAAAATCTTGAATGGTGTACTGTTCAAGAAAACAATGCTTATGGAACGAGAGTAGAACGATTAAGAAAAACTCAGCAAAGAGCGGTTCTACAATGTGATTTAGATGGAAATGTAATTAGAGAATGGGAGGGGATGAACTTCCTTTGTAGAGAAACAGGATATGACCAAGGCTTAATATCTAAAGTATGCAATAATGTTCACAGACATCGTACTGCATATGGATTCAAATGGAAATTTAAATAATCATGGCAATACCGTGCTAAGCATCGAAGAGTCTCAATAAGAGGCTCTTTTTTGATGAAAGTGTAACGACTATTCCGTAAGGAAGTAGGTTTAGGGTGAAATTCCCTATTCCGAAGTGCCATGCATCCTATTTGGATGAAGAGATAGTCTACTCCCCTAATAAATATCGGGAAACCGAGGGTATAAAGGGTCGTTATGACACAAAGCGCGCTTGACCAGTACGCACTTGCAAACGGCTATGGCAAAACCACATCTGAAATGACAGAACAGGAGAAAGTGGCTCTTCGTCTGGCTTTTGTACAGAAACAGTTATCGGCTGCATCTGGAGACTTCATCCGAACATCGGACAGCTGGGCGAATCAGGTACGAGTGATGCAGTTACAGCTGCAATCTCTCAAGGCAACAGTCGGACAGGGGTTAATCAATCTCTTCGCTCCTGTTCTGAAAGTTATCAATATCTTACTCGGTAAGTTAGCGACTCTGGCAAATGCCTTCAAGTCATTTACGGAATTAATCACCGGAAAGAAATCATCTGGCCAGACAGGTGCAAGTGGTGCAGGCCTTGTTGGAACGGACCCGATGGCTGATACAGCAGACCAATACGGAGATGCTGCCGACAATGCTGAAAAGCTGGCAGATGCAACAAATGATACAGCAGACGCAACCAAAAAAGCCACTAAAGCGGCAAAAGGATATCTTAGTCCCCTTGACGAAATAAATAATTACTCAACGGATAAAAGCGCAGATTCATCGTCAAAAGTACCTGGTGCAACCGGCGGACTTGCAGATCAAATGAAAGATGCTGTGCAAAATGTTGATTATGGAAAGGTTGCAGAAGGCGAGACAGTTCTTGATAAAATTAGTGATTCGGCAAAGAAACTTGCAAATTTGTTCAAAAAACTTTGGAAGCCTTTTCAGGACGCATGGAAAAAAGAGGGCAAGAACACCATTGATGCAGCAAACATTGCTTTATCGGGAATTGCGAAGCTTGCCAAGAGTGTAGGCAGGAGTCTCACGGAAGTCTGGACAAACGGTACAGGTACGACAATGCTTACAACCATGCTAAGGATTGCTCAGAACGTGCTTAAAACTATTGGGAATATTGCATCTGGTTTTGCCGATGCGTGGAATAAGAACAATGTCGGAACGCAGATTATACAGAACATCGCAGATGCTCTTGTGGTGGTTATGCAGTTCATTGAGAGAATTGCCGCAGATACGGCAACGTGGGCGGCAAACTTAGATTTCTATCCGCTGTTAGAATCTATCAGTAATCTGACAAGTGCATTTGCACCAATTCTGGAATCCATTGGAAATGTTCTTGAATGGATTTACAATAACATCGTTCTTCCGATGTTGAAATGGGTTATTGAGGTAGGACTTCCGACAGTGATTAATTTAGTCGCAAAAGTAGCAACTTTTCTTGCTGATCATCAGTCGATTGTTGAAGCGTTCGGCGCAGCCCTAATCGGAGCGTTCGCGGCAGCAAAGATTGCAGAATTAGCATCGGGAGTTATTAAAAGTGCATCTGGAATAGCTACAGCTGTAAAAGGACTTATCGCGTTAATGACTGGCACTGGCGGGATCATGGGTGGAATCAAGGCCATTGCGACAGCAATCGGTACTGGCGGGATTTTCGCGATCGCAGTCGGTGCTGCTATAGCAATCGGAGTTTTGCTGTACAAAAACTGGGATGAAATATGCGCGGCAGCAACAAAATTAAAAGACTGGGTTGTTGAAAAGACTCGTGAATTGTCAGAATCAGCAACACGTACATTAAGCAATTTGAAAGAAAAGATAGCTAATGTTTGGAATATTATTAAAACATCAACATCTACTACTTGGAACGCAATCAAAAAGACACTTTCTGGCCTTTGGAACTCTCTTAAATCCACAGCTAGCACAGTATTCGATGCAATTAAAACCAAAGTTACTGGCGTTTGGGATAAAATAAAAGACAAGACATCTCGAACATGGGAAAGTGTTACTACTTTTATATCTACTAAGGTCGAAGCGATAAAAACCGCTATTACTGATAAGTTTAATGCTGCCAGAGATGCAGTCAGATCTGCATTTGAAGGCATTGTGAATTTTATTAAAGCCCCGATTAATCAGGCAATCAGTATTGTTAATAATGCAGTTGGGATGATTAATAATGCAATTGGCGGAATTGAATCTGCATTTTCCTTTGGACCCTGGACTGTTCCAACACCGTTTGGCTCAAAGACTATCGGATTTCATGCAACATTTCCGCGTATCGGAACTATCCCGTATCTGGCCAGTGGTGCAGTTATTCCACCACGAAGCGAATTCCTTGCGGTATTAGGCGACCAGAAAAAGGGTAATAACTTGGAAGCACCGGAAAGCCTGTTACGTCAGATTGTCCGGGAAGAATCAGGAAAAGGACAGGGAGACGGAAATACCTACAATGTTACAGTTAATGCATCTGGCAGAAAACTGTTAGATATTATTATCAGTGAAGCTGAAATGAGAAGAAATCGAAACGGGAAGAACCCATTTGAGTTAGCATAAGGAGAAAAAATGACACAGGAACAATTCAAAATAGACGATGTTGTTATAAGAGCACCGGACAGTTACAAGCCGGTGTTCGCAACCACTTCTACGGAAGATTCTAAAAGAAGTCAGGATTTGATTATGCACAATACGCCAATGGGGACAATTGGTGGGTATGACATGCAATGGGGCGAGCTTACATGGGCTGAAATAGCAACCATACTAAATACTGTACTTAACAAGAGTCAATTCACATTCCACCATAAAGACCCAACTATTCCGGGAAGATGGGTAGACAGAACATTCTACGCATCAAATTTTAACATGGCTGCGCAAACTCTGAAAGACGGGGAAGAAAAGTGGACGGATTTGTCTATTAATGTAAGGAGGATTGAGCCGATTTGATAAATGTATCTACTCAGTTGAAGAAAGAATCTCTTACAAACAGAAATTATTACGTGACAGCAAACGTTACATTATCAGACGGCACTACGCTCAAATTAGGAAAGAAGGACTTTTTTTTATCCGGAAACAGTCTTGTAGATTCAGCAGACTCTGGGGACTTCCCAGTGGGCGTGGCAATCGAAAAAACAGCAAGTTTGTCATTAGTGAATGACGATGGCCGCTTTGACAATTACAACTTTAACGGTGCAAGATTTGTCATTTTTCTTAATCTTCAGTTATCCAACAAATTAGAAACTATAAAAAGAGGTACTTATATTGTATCGAAAAAGCCTGCGACGGCAAGCGAAATAAGTCTTTCTCTTTTAGATAAAATGCATAATGCTGATAAGATGTACGATTCTAATTTGCCTTTTCCTTGCACTGTTAGAGAACTACTTTCAGAATGTTGCCAGCAGTGTAATATTGCGCTTGGCGATGCGACATTCCCGAATTCGAACTTTCAGATTTTACAGTCACCATCTAACACAACATATCGTGCGTTAATTGGAATGTGTGCCGGGATAGCTGGTGGAAACGCAAAAATTGACGAGAATGATCTGCTCAGAATTGTTACATTTTATAAGGCATTTACCAACACAATTATTTATGATGGCGGAACAGCAAAGGATTGGACAAATGGTGATGATTTGGACGGCGGTACGCTTAATCCATGGACAACAGGGACCGTGATTGATGGCGGTACGCTTAATCCATGGACAACAGGGACCGTGATTGATGGTGGTGCATTAAGCAAAGATGATTATCATACATTGTTTTCGATACAAAATTTGCAATATGATGTAGATGACATAGTTGTAACAGGTGTCAAATACATAGAAGACGAGTCAGAATATATGTTGGGTCGAGAAGGCTACGTAATCACGGTAGATAACCAGTTGCTGTCAGGCAATGCGCAGGCAGGAGTCGAAGCTATTGGAAACCAATTAATCGGTTTACGAATGCGTCCTTTCTCATGTGACGGAATTGCCAACGGATACGCCACTTTCGGCGACCCAGTCGAATTTATTGATACAAAGAATCGTGTCTTTAGATCATTTGTGACAGATATAGAGTTTGTGTTCGGTGGTTCAACATCATAGAGCTGTAGCGCAAAGAGTGCTGAAGAAGATGCAAGCGAGTTTATTGGTGAGCAGCAGGCAGCGGTAGAGCAAGCAAAAAAAGACACAGAGAAAAAGCTATCTGCATATGACGTAAAGCTCAAGCAAATGAATGAGCTTGCAGCGAACACACTTGGATTCTACTATACAGAAGAAGTTCAGGCAGACGGTTCAACAATTTCATATCGCCATGACAAACCTACACTTGCTGATTCTAAAGTAATTTATAAGACAGGTGTTGATGGCTTCTTCTTGTCAGTAGACGGCGGTCAGACATGGAAAGCCGGATTCGACAGTAATGGAGATGCTGTTCTGAACATTCTTTACGCTATTGGCATTCAATCAGAATGGATTAATACAAGAGGCTTCACAGCGAAAGACAACAAAGGGAATACGACATTAAGAATAGATGCTGACACAGGTGCTGTCACATTAGAGGTTGAAAACTTTACGCTAAAAAGTAGAACTATTGAACAAATCGCCAAGGACGTTGTGGATGGGACAGTTCAAAACAATGTGACTATCCCGAACTATTATGGCACGTATGTACCAACATTGCAAAACTATCCGGCATCTGAGTGGAAAAGTGAAGAATATGAAAAGCATGACGGCTCGATTTTTATGAACTTCTCTACGAGCCAGGTATATATGTTTTCTGGGACTAATAGCACTTGGCAGGAACTGGACACTAGAAAAATTATCAATTTTGAAACAGTTTTTAACGCTCTGACAGATAATGGCAAGCAAGAGGGAATTTATATGCAGAACGGGCATCTGTATATAAATGCTTCTTATATTAAGTCCGGCCAGATTTCAGCTGATTTGATTAATCTGAAGAACATCAACGTTACAAACAGTTCTGGAACATCAACATTTGCGATTGATAACTACGGAAATGTTACGCTCAGACCTAATACATTTGTACTGACAAACGGCGATACAATATATAGCGTTGCTGAAGATAAGGCTTCAACAGCACTATCGAATGCGAATCGCTATACAGATAATGCGCTTGGCAATCTCGAAATAGGAAAGATGTCTAAACAAGAGATTATTAATGTGCTAAGTGATAACAGCAGCAATAAAGGTTTGTATCTATCAAATGGCAATGTGTACATGAATGCCGATTATATTAACACAGGTGAATTAGCGGGATGGGAAGTTGGATACAAGAAGCTCACAGCAGACGGCACGTACGGCAAAATAATATTGGATGCGTCGACTGGAGAAGTCTATTCAGAGACGAATACAGGGGTATATGTACCGGGGTACGGGACACTGTACGGAACACGAATCAGAGGAATTAATCTTTATACAGGAACTGTACACACAAGCTCAGCCTCGTTTAATACTAGCGTTTCGGCGAGCAGCATTGCAGCGAGCAGTGTTTCAGCATCAGGAAAAGTTAAAGCAGGCACACACGTAGAAGCCAGTGGTCATTTCTATAGCATCGGTACGGGGACAGACCTTGCAGATGCTTCTATCAGAGGGAAGCTGAAAGTAAACGGGACAAAATCAAGATCAGTTTCGACGGTAGACTATGATGAACAGCTCTTTTACTGCTATGAAATGCCAACCCCATTCTTTGGAGATATCGGTGAATCTGTAATATCGGATGACGGGACTTGTATGATTGACATAGATGATATCTTTCAGGAATCTGCAAATGTCGGCATTAAATATTATGTGTTCTTGCAAAAAGAAGGAGAGGGCGACTGCTGGATAGCTGAGAAAGAACAGAATTATTTTATTATAAAAGGAACTCCGGGACTTAAATTTTCGTTCGAAATCAAAGCAAGACAAGCTGAATATGAGCATATGCGATTTACTGACCCGGGAGATACGGCTTATACAGACGCAAGAGATATAGAAATCCCGGAACCAAATTATGAGTCAGAAGAAACAGAGGTCTCGGAACCAGATTATGAATCAGAACTTATCAACGACAGATTAAGCATTATCAATCAAATGGAGGTAATATCATGAAGAAGATTTTAACAAGTTTTATGAATCTTAGCACTGGAGAAGGAAGTCGCATTGCTTACACCTATTCAGCAGTAGACGAAAATACAGGAAGTATTATCAGCCAGAATAATAAGGGCAATTTTCTTGTAATGGATGACAATGTACAGAAAAATCTTGATTCTGTAAAGAATTACATAAGGAGCAGTTTCCTTTCATAAGGAGGTAAATCTAATATGGCTGACACATATACAATACAGTTCCGGCGCGGTATGTACGCCGATTTTGATACGTCAAAGGTTCGCCCCGGGGAACCTGTCGCAATCCTTGGTAATGACCCGTCCATTCCATCTGGCAAAGCCCTGTACATTGCATTTGCAGCCAATGATGTAAGACGCTTGTGTTCAATCGAAGACATTTCAGAAATGGTCAACGCTGGAGAATTTACTGGACCGCAAGGTCCTAAAGGTGAAGTGGGTGCAACGCCTATATTTACAATTGGCCAAGTCGACACGCTTGAAGCAGGACAACGCGCTACTGCATCAATTGTAGGAACAGCAGAAAATCCTGTGCTGAATCTTGGCATTCCAAGGGGTGCCTCTGGTAGTGGTTCAGTGAGCGAAGAAGTGATAAATCCGTACAAAGGGAAGACAATTGTGGCGTTTGGTGACAGCATTATGGCTGGCTGGGGATGGAAAGAAGGCACCGGCGTCGTGCAGCCGTTAAAAGAAACATATCCAGATGCCACTTGGATTAATGAAGCCGAATCTGGTGCGAACTTTGCCATTACATCCAACCCAGAACGCACACCGATCGTAACGCAGATTAGGAGTTACACTGGTGCAGCTGATGCGATCATTTTTGACGGTGGAGTTAATGACATCAATAATAGTATTCCAATCGGATCAATCGAATCTGGATATGATGCTTCGTATAATACGGCTACGTTTTGTGGCGCATTTGAGAGTGCGCTACAATACATTATGGATACGTACCCTTTGGCTGTTAAGCTGTACATTATTCCGCACAGTTTCGCGAAAGACAACTCCTATATCAATAGTATTATGTCGAAAGCAATTGAAATTTGTGAAAAATGGAATATGCCATATCTTGATATGCGTAAGTATGCCCAGATTGCAATGACATCTAAAAACAAAGGCAAATATACGCGAAACGCGAATAGCGGGGTTGGTGATGGTGTGCATCCTACGGAACCATGGTATCGTACATTCTACAGTCCTGTTATTGATCAACAACTTCAGTTTCTTGGCGCAGGACGTGTCGCTGCATCCGTAACTCCGACTGTTGTTCCTGTGACTGGCGTATCTCTCGATAAGAGTACATTAAATATACAAAAGGGAGAAAGAGTAACATTAGTAGTTACCGTAAGACCTTCTGACGCAACGAATCAATCAGTTAATTGGAGCACAAATAATTCCAATGTGACCGTCAGCAATGGAATGGTGACTGGAAAAACTGCCGGCACATCTGTAGTTACAGTCACAACAGATGATGGCGGATATACGGCACAGTGCACTATTAATGTTACTGAGAATACAATTGAACCTGGTGAGAGTCACACGGAATTAGAGTCACTCAGCGTTGACGGAAACTGTTATTTTAACACAGAAATCTTGCCTGATCAGAACACGAATACAGAGACAAAGCTATATATCAAATCAGGGACGATACATATCTGTGGTGCAAGAGATAATAACTACAAGTACGGCTATACAGTGACGGATAACTTCTATGCTGTTAGAGGTGGGGTATCCAGCGCGGCAAAAAGTGCTCCATACTGGGAAGATGTCTGGGTTATCAAGCAGAACAGAGCAACTGCAACATTCGGAAACAATACGGTCAATTTAGATGAAGTAGGGAACTTTGTTTTGACAAGTCCATTTTACATTGGTTGTATGAGTAAAAATGGTGAAGCTGCTGGTGCTGGGTTGAAAGGAAAAATATATTACTCAAAGATTTATTCTGGAGGTAATCTTGTAGCAGATATGATCCCTGTCAAAAAGTCGGACGGAACGCTTTGTTTGTATGACAGAATTAGAAATAAATATATCTATAAGTCTGGCACAGGAATGATAACAGAGTAATTGATAACGCGGTATCTGAATCACTAGGTCAGATTATAATGAAACAGTAAAGACAATCTACACGATAATGCAGGAGGTACAATGATGGCAGAATATAAAGGCATAGACGTTTCGGCATGGCAGGGAGCAATCGACTGGGATACCGTAGCAAACTATGGTATGGGCTTTGCGATACTCCGGATCACAGAAGCCGGAAACGTGATTGATAGCTGCTTTGAGAAAAATTACTCCGGATGTCAGAAACATAACATTCCAACCGGAGCATATAAATACAGTTATGCCATGACAGTTGCGGAGATACAGAGTGAAGCCAGAAAAGTAGTGGAAGTTTTGAACGGGCGAAAACTGCAGTATCCGGTCTGGCTGGATCTGGAATGGAATAATCAGAGAAGCCTCGGAGCTGAACAGATCCATAAATTGGCAGAAGCATTCGAAAAGATTATCACGGCAGCGGGATATAAATTTGGTATTTATTGCAATGTGGATTGGTACCTGAACGTAATCTGCAGCCATCTGAAAAAATACGATTTCTGGATTGCACGTTATCCGGCATCAGATAATGGTACTTTACAGGAACGACTCCGGCCGGACTTTGGTGTGGGCTGGCAGTATTCCAGTAAAGCGAAGATACCAGGCATCAGTGGAACTGTAGACAGAAATGTGTTCTATAAAGACTATGCAGAAAGCAAAAAGCAGGAGGGAGGAACAGACGTGGACAAGGAAATTGAAAAAGTTATTCTAATTGCGAAAAATGAAGAGGGTTATCTTGAAAAGAAAAGTAACAACCAGCTTGATAACAAAACAGCAAATGCAGGATCCGCAAATTATACAAAATATTGGCGAGACATTAAGCCGGATTATCAAGGACAGCCCTGGTGCGCAGCGTTTATCTCTTGGTGTTTCATGAAAGCTTTTGGCCTGGATAATGCAAAGAAACTCTTGAAACACTGGCCTTACGTGTACTGTCCAACACTGGGAAAACTGTTTACCCGGAACGCAAACCCGAAAATTGGTGATGTTGTTATCTTTTATCATAACGGGATGTTCACTCATACTGGACTGGTTACTGCAGTAATCGGGGATAGATTTTACACAATAGAGGGTAATACTTCCGGTGCATCCGGTATTATCGCAAATGGTGGCGGTGTATGCGCTAAAAGTTACCTTAACAGTCAGATGCCCGGAACTAAGTTCTGCACACCAGACTATAGCATTGTGTCTAATGCAGTGAATAAACCATCTGACATTAATAAAATACCATCCAATACGATACAAACAGGAGAGAAATATATGTTTAATCCAGAAACAGTAAAAGCAGGAGATAAAAACACATCTGTGCTCC